TAGCGATTATCGAAATAATCTCGACCAACTCTCACGGTAAACAAGCCTTGCTGAATAAATTGTCTTAACTTCGGGATTTGGCTTGTGAGAGCTTGAACGACTTCGGCAGGTGTTTTGCAATCTAGCCTAAATTCAGATCCAAACTGTTTAAGACTGCCGTAAAATCTAACGTTGACCATTCTTTGTGTCTCCAAATGCTGTGAGTGTGCTTAAGCCAATAACCATCGTACAAATCTCGCTTAGATAAACGTTTTGGTGCGTGATGAAGAACCATTTGATCGCCTACATAAATAGCGGCGTGGTTTGGTACATTTGCACCAACACTAATCAAAATTACATCGCCAACTTGAGGCTCTTTAACTTGCTCAAACCCCTGTTTCTCGATGTTGTCTAAGTAGAGATTTCCACCCTCTTCCCACCAATAATCTTCACGTTCAAAATTAGGCATTTCATAACCAGATAAGCGGTAGAAGTCTCGGAATATCGTGTAACAATCCGTTTCACCGTGCTTGAATTCTCGACCAATTAAAAATGGGATTTTGGGGAAAATATGGATTTGTTCATCGCAAATTAGCCAAAAATCTAATTGGCTATAGAGTTGAGTTTGTAAATCTGATTGAGATAGTTTTGGCTCACCTTTTGGGTGTGAGTGGACCAATGCCATAACCTCGCCTTTCTCTGATGCGTTGATAAAATCTTCTGGCGTAATCTCAAAGTGGTTTTCATTATCTTCTGCTACGTTCTCGCAAGGTATAAAGACTTTTTCGCTACCCGCTAAAACAACAAAACCACAGCTTTCCTGTGGTTCTTTTGATTTTGAGTAACGGATTATTTCATTGTGTAGTTTACCGTCCATCGCTTACCCCAACTTATCAACGCTAACAAACCCACCGTAGTTGTGCGTGTTGTTTCTTAGCTTGCAGCCAGTCAGCAATCCGCTACACTTATCCTTTTTCGGGTCTATTGTCGGTTGGTCTTTCTCATCCGCTACTGCTCGCCCCGTATAACCGCACTCAACACCACGATACAACCACGAACAAGTAGATGTAATCATTCGCCCGATCAATGCGTTGTCGGTTTCAGACGGTAAAGCTAAAGTGAATTGAGCTACGTCTCGATTGAGCGAGGATAACTGTTCAATTAAGAAATAACTCAATGCTTCCTGAGATGGGTCGGCTTGTTTGTTGCCACCATCGAAATTCACCGCATCTAGATAATGCATATAGACCAATCTTCGTCTAACAACACCACCTAAACACTGTTCAAAGCGATTGCAGAGTGCGGTGATAAATCCGCCAATATTCCCTAGAGTCAATGTCGGTCGGTTGCTTGGCCCACTACCTGATAGCTCAAAGCCATCTGCTTTTACACCAAAAGGCTGATAAGTTTTACCTTGCCATACGATAGACTGTAATTTTTCGTTAGTGCCGGCATAAAAGCGATATAACTCACCGCTTATACCGTCAGCATCTTTTAAGCCTCGCAAATCCACTTCAAATAGCTCAATCAGTGCATTTTGCTCTAGCCTGGCAAGGTCTAACTTGAATTGATTGCTAATTAGTTGTGGCATTATGGCACCTCAACAAAATCACAAGTAAACTCCGTAAAGTTTAAGCTCATTCTTGCTGGCCATTTACTACAAATAACTTTCATATTCTTACCAGTAAACGGGTCTTTAAAAAGAAAAGGATGAATTCCTTTGTGTCTTTTAAAGAATTCATCCACTTCTAGGCGGTCTTTGTTTTTAACCTTAACCGATACAGAATAAGAGCGGAGTAAGCTGTTAATCCCTTGTAATTGGCGTTGCGTATATCCATCACCAAATTCAATAGAGTTTACTGTTGGCTCATTATCAACCTGAAAATCAGGTCTAACGCACCATTTAAATGTTTCCATATTTACCTCTAAGCAAACACGCCACCAGAACGCATATTGTTTGAAATAATACCGTTGGTTTCACTTCTTGCTATCTTACGGATTAGCTCCACTGTGATCTCGGTTTCACCATTACGCTGTCTTTGCTCAACGCTCGCATTAACTGGCTCGCCATTATTAATCACTTTGACGGAAATACTGCCGCCTGCCATTGGTCTATAGCCAGTTGACGGAATAGAGCCTACTGCTCCACCTGTGGCATAACCACGACCGTAATTAAGGTGATTTAAAAAACCAATCCCTAACCTTGATGTAGCCTCTTTAGTGATAACGTATTCGCCACGGTGAACAACACCCGCTGGCGTATATTTGCCACCATCGCCAGTATAACCACCGCTAGCAAACCCAACATAACCACCTTCAGCAAATCCGAACGAACCCATAGCGGACTTGATAGAGTTAAACAACACCATTTTCACTATCATTGAAGTGATGTCGCTTAAAATGGATTTTGCTAAGTCCTTGAAGTTGGCTTTACCAGTTAAAACAAAGTCAGTTAAAGCATTAGACATCCCATTGAAAGCGTTTTGGGTGATTTGTGAGATATTGCCAGCCACATCATTGACGGAATCTTCTAGTTGATTCATTCCATCTTTAATCCCAGCGATCGGATCGCCTCTTCGTTGTTCCGATGTTGCTTGAATAACCGCTCTACGCTCTTTCAGTTTTGCGATTTCTTCATCAAGTTTAGCGATATTCTCCTGTGACATTCCGATTTTTAATCGAGATGCCTCAAGGTCTAATTGATGGTTGTATTGGATTAATTCTTGCTCTTGTCTCGTTTTACCAAGCAGTTCAAGCTCAAACTCCATCGCCTGAAGTTTTTCACCGTTATCATAAGTAAATTGTGCGATTGCTACGCTTTGTTGTGCTGCATCAATTTGAGCAGCCATATCTTTCAGCTTAGCTAAACCATCAGCACCAAAATGAGCGTATTTCTCGCCATTTGCTGCGATGTCTTGAGTGATTTTGTTCAACTCTTGATACTGACTAACTTGACCGAATACAGAAATATCTTGAGCATTAGCTCGAATTTCTGAAAGTCTGCGCTCCATTTCACTAAGTTGGTCTGTGAACTGTTTCACATAATCAACTTTAGCGCCGCCAGATTTTTTAGCCGCCTTGATTTCAGCTTGGGAACCCAATAAGGCAAAGTTGCTATCAACCACCGCAGAAAAATCAGCAGAATCTTTTTCAAATCCGCTATTTAATGCGTTATCTTCCGCTTGTAGTCTGCGTTTCTTGGTTGGGTCTTTTTCTTTGTTAATTGCAATTTGGCGATTGTTTCGCTCAATTAACTTGGTCGCCTTGTCGCTTAAAGCATTTTGAACGCTAAAGCCGAGAGCATTAAACTGGCTCGCAACCAAGACAGCCATCGCACCCATACGCTCAACCGCACTTGTGATAGATGCCGCACCGCTTTCAGCACTTGGGAAAATACGGTTTAAATCATCAAGAGAAAAGCCGATTGAATCAATGCTAACCTTAGAAGTATCTAGCGTTGGAAGTAGGCTTTTTAATTTATCGTGAAATTCAGCAACAGGAACTTGACCGATGATTGTTTTCAAATCATCTTCTGACTTGGTTAATTTCTCGTTTGCTTTTGCTAATTCGGCTTTTTTAATTGCTAAATCTTGCGTTGATTTCGCTAACGCATCTAGATACGCTGAATCTTCCGCTTTCCCACTTTGCTGTGCGATTTGTTTGCCTTGCTCGATTATTCTATTGAGCTTTTCATACTCTTCTTCTAATCGCTTAATTTCGTCCTTTTGAGCGGCAATAGATTGCTCTAGTTTAGCTTTCATTCCGTCAAGGACTGCGGCTGATGTATTGGCTAATTTGCCAGTCGTTACATCTAAACTATCAGCAAAGGACAATAATTCTTGTCTAGCGGATTCGGTTTTTTGTTGATAATCAAGGAATACACCAACACCTGCGGATAAGCCTAGAGTTAATAATCCTAATGGACCACCAACAAAACCTAATGCACCACCAAGCCCTTTTCCTGTTGCGGTTAAAGATTGTTGTGCAACGGTTAGATTTCTTGTTGCTGCGGCTTGTGCCGACATAGCGGCGGAGGCTTGAATACTT